CAAAGTGCTGCTGCAGACATAGTAACCTCCAAAAGAGTGTGTAACTATTTATTTTTTAATATCTTTCAAAACAGAACTTGCTGCTTTTGCAAGTTTATCATAACGACCTTTTACAGTTCTATTTGCTGAAGGTGCTTCAGGTTTTGCCTCTGGGGTAGTTTTTACTTTACCCTTCTTACCTTGTGGTCTAAGACCTTGAAGAACTGTTTCGCCTTTGCTATGAATCTCAGCAGTTCTTGCTGCTGCCTTCTTAGCAGCAGTTCTCTGAGCATCAGTCATAGTTCTCTGAGATCTTTCTGATGCAGATCTCAACTTAGACTTTTTTGGGTCAAACACACCCTCTTCAAGATTTTCAAAAGCATCTGCTCTTTGTGAAAGATACTCAACAATAGAATCAAAAGATTCTTTAGTCATTGATGCTTTTTGAAGTTGAACTCTTGCAAGGTCTGCTCTGATTTGTGCTTGTGCTACTCTTCTCTTAGCACTTAACATTTTGTCGTCAGTTGCATCTACAGTTTGAGCATCACCTCTTGCAGGCATTTGCTCTTCAAGATTTGCAGACTCATAAATCTCAACCATTTCATTCATGGTGAATTGAGAAAGATCATAACCTTCTTCTACAAGTTCACCAATCCACTCTTCAACTTCCTCTTTCATTGGAGGATTAACTACAACTTTATTTTTCTTACCACCCTTCATTACATCAACTTTTTTATTTGCATCTCTTGTATGGTCTACTTCTGCAAGAGTTTCTGCTTCTTCTCTTACATTCTTAGCATACCACTTCTCAAAGTCCTCTCTACGCTTATCACCTCTTGGTGGCATAGGAGTTCTTTCACCACGAACAGGAGCATATTTCTTGCTCTGCTCTCTTTCATACTTCTCTGGATTGTTGCGAGCCTCTTGTGCTTCATCAATTTCTTCTACTTCTTCTCTATTGAGAACACTTACAATCTTAGAAGATTTAGTTTGTGCTTCTTGCTTTTTCTTACCTGTTGATGAAACTGCTGTACGAGCAAGATTTCCTGCCCTGTGATACATAGCAGTTTTTTGTTCTTTACCAATTGGTTGATAACCTTCTTCTGTTTCTTCTACTTCTTCTTTTACGCTTGAAGTATCTTGACCATCTGGTTTACCACCCTTCTTCTTTTGAATAGCATTATGAACTGCACCAGCATGTTCTTTAGCACCACTTTCTACTTTACCATCTCCATCATAATCTTTCTTTGCTCTCTCTTCTTCAAGAGATTCTGTATCAAAAAATGGTTTTCTAACTTCTTTATAAGGATCTGCCCAAATGTTAGTCATTTACTTTTAGATAATACTTTCCTTTTTTTATTTATAGATCCTACTGTTGCACCTGGGGTCATAGAAGAAACATACTTTGTATAACCTGTTGTACCTACAAGAGTATTTGGTTTTCCAAGTTCTCTTGTCATACTATCCATCTTGACTTCTGTATATTCACAAACATCTTTAATCCAGGACTTAAACATAATGCCATCTTCTGTGACACAGATTAAATGATTAGCACCAGATCTAATCACTTCACCTCTTAATCCTGTATTACAACTTTCTACTTTTGATCCTACTTTATACAGATGACCAAAGACATAGTTTTCTCTGAGACCTTTCCAATCATAATCAGGAGCAATCTCCCACATATTATAACCTTCCTTGACATTCATAGTTTGTTGAAGGTCAGTAAAGAGTTGCTTTGCTTTCTTGAATGATGGTGGGAATGCTTTCTTGAATGATTCAAAATCACCTTGTGCTGCTGCTTTTCTTGCTACATCAGAATCTGTCTCTGGATCTTTTGCACCAGCAGATACTACATTAATGGATGCAAAATCATACAATTGACCATTATTTTTGTTAGCAAGATTGTCAATTTCAGAAACTCTTTCTGCCCCACAAACAATATTAACACCAGTGTATCCTTCTTTGTTCATATGCTGCAATACATCAAAGATAGTATTGAACTGATCACTATCCATAATATTATCTGCATACTCTGGAAACATCTCCATCATGTATGCAATCTTTGTTTCAGGATCTAATGGATTCTTCTTCCCATCTTGTGTTCTACTTGGGAAGATATAGAATACTCCACCAGATGCAGTTGTTTTTGCAGAATCAAATACTTTCTTATGTGACTTGGTTGGAGGATTGAACTTACCAAACACCACAGTAATAACATCACCTCTCGAATCTTTCTTGGGTGCCTGACCTGCTGGTTGCTGCCCTGCACCTCTTGATCCTGCTGGTGGTTGTGGTGCTGCTTTTTTCTGACCTGATGGTTGTGGTGCCTTTGCTCCTAATCTTTTCTTGCCAGGTTTCTGACCTTTGAACTTTCCAGGTTTTCCTCTTGATGGTTCTTGATTATCCTGCTCCTCACCATCACCACCTTTACCTTTCTTTTTACCAGATATAAATTCAAGATGTCCTTTGAATGTTCTTGCTACACGCTTCTGTTGTTTATCAATCCAGTATCCATGCCCATCACCTCTTAGCCCAAGCTTGTGTGCTTTTTGAGCAGCTTGGGAACTTCTTGCTTCTACTATAAATTCAGAAAACTTCTTCATTTATTAATTTCTGTATATATCAAATCTTGGTTTTGCTGAATATATTGCAAACCAAGTTTCTTTACTTGTAAATATTTATCTTTCTTATCCTTTGGATCTTTATCTTGATCTACAAAACTTACATAGAATCTACAAAAATTCTCTATGGTATTTCTTTTAAGTTGTTTGATTCTTACATGTTGTTTGTAGATCTTGATTAGATCTTTAAAAAATTCTTCCATCAAGAAAGTAGCGTAAAGATATCTCTTTCTGTATTTACCTCCACACCACACTCTTCAGTAAATTTCTCAAGGTCTTTTCTGGAAGGATTTGCAATTCTTTCTCTAGCCATAGCATGATAATCATCAGAAAGATCAAATCCAATATAGTCATGACCAAGAAGAGTTGCTGCAAGACCAGTAGTTCCTGAACCACTATAAGGATCAAGAACAACACCAGGAGTTTCCATCACTGCTTGAATACAACGAAGTGGAAGGACAATAGGAAATGGTGCAGGGTGAGGGTTCTTCATTTCAGGACCAAACTTCCATACTGACCCATAATTTACAGACCTCCTGGGAAGTTTTGGACGTTTTGCTCCCTTACACAACCAATAGATTCTTTCATCAATCTGTGTAAATCTGTATCCAGAAATCTCAGGACCACTACCCCTATTCCAAATGATTTCTTCTCTAATGTGCCATTTGGTTTTAGGCAACCACTCCCAAGGAGAAGTTGCATTACCATTCAGATACCTGACCTTATGATTGTAGAACAGTGAACCCCCTTCTTTAGTCTTATCAAACAGAACATTCAGCAGTTCAATCTGCTGTTCTTGATAAACATCTTCTGGAAGAGAATCATCAAACTTATCATATTCAATTTTACGAAACAAACCACCCCCAATCTTCTGTTTGTTGTATGGAGGTGAGGTTACAGTGCAATCAATAGAGTTGTCCTCAAGTTGCTTTGCTAACTCAAGGCAGTCTCCAGTTCTCAAGTCAATCATAGGTGGTTCAGTGCTCTTACTATCATAACATACTATTGAATTTTAATGAAAGGTCCAGACAGATCTTCATCTGTCATATTGATTTTTGAAGAAGCAAAATACATTTCTGCAATTATTTCATCCAATCTTCCATCTGCCTTTGCTTTTATAAAAGATTTTATATATCTAAGCAACCTAAGTTTACTTCTAAACTTTAAAGGAAATCCTGTTGTTTTGCTTCTTTGAACTCTATCCATATTCGCACATACTGCTATAAAATCTTCTGGAGAATATGTGGTTGTTTTTCCCATACTTTGAATTGTAAGTCTTCCAAAAGTTTTTTTAATAGTAGTATCTCTTTTAACTTCTTCAAAATAATTTTGCCAATATTGAATTTGAGAATTGGTAAATTCTTGACCAGATCCAGGTATATTATAATTGATAGATTCCCCACTATACTTTTCAATAATTTTAGCCATTTTAGGAACAGGGACTGATCCATTTCTAGCAGCAGCTGTTGTGTATTTACCACTAGCTCCTATAACTAAATCCCTAGGTTCTGTTGCATGATTATCCAAAGATCCAACTTTACTTTCATACTTATATTTTTTTATATAATTTCCAATATTAAATTGTGCTTCATAAGTTAATGAATTACCTTTAAAATCTGTAACTCCTGAAGAACCTTTTCCTTCTATAACTTCCATCCAAGTTTTTAATCCCTCAGTATTTGTAATAGATGCATTTGTAACCTGAATGTCTTCTGATAATGATTTAATGTTAGTTTCAGTTACCTTAGGATCTCCATAATCAGTTTCTTTTAAAGATATTCCTATCAATTCTTTATTTCTTGTAAGATAAGCTAAGTATCTGTTTACTGATGCCAGTTCCATTTCATGAGCATCAGCAGAATCAAAAAGAACTGGATCTTTAACAACATGGTTTATTGTGTCCATGATTTCTCTTTCTTTGGATGCTTTGACCAAATAAACATCTGTGGTATTCCAACTATCTTTACTTGGTCTCGACCCAAATAATTTTTTCTGTTCAACAGTAAAGGAATCCCAAACCCAATCATAAATGTCAGTTTTTTTATTAGCTGGAATACTGGAAACAGCATCACTTGTTCCATTAGATCCCCATCTAGCATATTTGTAAGAAGTATCAGTAGATCCTTCCCTATGACCTAACCATTCTAATAGGGATCTAGCTTGTTTTAAAAAACTAAAATACCATTTATTATTATTTAAAAATGCATCAGGATATTCAACTCTTAATGCATTAAGCAACCCTTTATCATCAGGAGAAAATGGATCTAATGATGCTCCTTTTTCTATGGCATAATAAAAAGTAGTAATAGATCCTTTTTCTTGTCTTTCTGTATCTGCCATTTATTTACTGTTTATTATTATCTATAAAATCTTATCACCTATCGTCTTCAGCACGATGTTCTGAATAGAACACATCAAAAGCACCTTCAGGATAACGCTTCATCAGTTTATCCACATTCCTTGAAACCACATAATCAATAGGAACTTCAAGAGCAATACATGCCTGCATAACATACCACATCAGATCTCCAAGTTCAGTGAGAAGGTGATCTTTGTTATCTTCATTCCAGGGTTTACCTTGGAAAATCATCTTCTTAACAATCTCCAGAAATTCACCACCCTCAGCATTGATACCAACACCAGCAGTAAGAAGGCGTTCAATATTAGCACCTTTACGATCCAACTCTACAATACGATCTGAGAATGCTACAAAGTCCTTTGATGCATCTGAGGTAACAGCATCTACAAAGTTTTGATACTTGTTAAAATCAACTTTTTCAATCATGAGAATTTAAATCCAGCGAATTTGTCCTTTTTAGTTTCTTCCTCGTTATTATACTCCTCTTCCTGCCCAGAGTCAAGAATATCATTCTGTGCCTTTTGCTCACAGTCATAGAGTCGCATCTTTGCTCTATCAATACCAACAATAAATCTCTTGTTGATTGTTGGGTCATTGTATCTATTCTTCAATTGTTTTACCATAATCTGGCCCATCTGTTCCAACTCTTCTGTGCTAATAAGGGCAAACATAAGATCAGCAGTAGCAGGCAGACCAAAGGACTCACTAGTATCAGTAAGTTCAACATCAGAGTTGCCATAACCACTCCTAGTGGTTTGGGTAGCAGAGAGAATGGGAACATTGAATTCCACTGCCAATCCACGTAACTCTTCTGCAATTGCCTTAACATACGAATAAGAGTTGACAGAGAAGTTTGACTTATACCTGCTGGAAGCACAAATGTTAAGGTAATCAATGAAAATAATATCAGGTCTGAATGACTTTTTAAGAGCAAGTTCATTTAGAAGTGCCTTGAAATGACCTACATGTGCTGAGGCAGTTGGATACTCTTTGATGATCAAAGTTCCCTGTGTCTTCTTAGCAATATTATTTACCTTGGTATCAAACATTTGCTTAGGAAGATCTATGATATCTTTGATATTGATATTCAAAAGATTCGCATCAATTCTCTCAGCAATTCGTTCCTCCGCCATTTCAAGTGTGATATAGAGAACGGACCTGCCTTGCAGTAAGACGGAACTAGCCACATGACACATGAATAGCGATTTCCCAACACCTGTCCCAGCCAAAGCGATATTGAGAGTCTTATTAGGGATGCCACCTTTTGTGATTTTGTTGAAATATTCCAGATCAAATGGGATCTTATCCTCCTTACGATGGTAGGAAGCATATCTTTCTTCATAGTCACTCAGATAGTCATGTCCAATATGATTGTCAAAACTTACAGCAAGTGCTTTTTCAAGAATAGATGGAATAGAATCCCTAGACTTCTTTTCGTCTTGACCATCAGCAACCTTAATAGATTCCATTAGTGCCAGATAAATGGCACGATCTCTACACCACTTTTCAGTAGTGTCTGTAACCCAATTAACCTCTGCTGGTTCAGTATCAAATGCAGATACAGTATCACAAACAGTTTTGTATGTATCCTCACTAATGTCTGATCTGTTTTCTACTTCAATGCCAATAATTTCCTTCGTTGGCATTTTGCCATAATTAATGACAAACTTGGCAATCTCTTCAAAGATTACCTTCTCATGGAAGCTCTCAAAGTATTCTGGACTAATAAAAGGTAATACCTTTCTACAGTAATCTTCATTAAATAATAAATTTTTTAGAATTGTGGTTTCAATTTTCTCCATCAAACTCCATAACTAAATTCTTGTTTTGATGCTTCATCAAGTGCCTGCATTACATCTTCAGTAAAATACTTTTCTGGATTATCCATAATTGTTTTACCAAACTGTGTTGTGCCATCTG